GCCGCGCTCAGCTGGATTTAGCTAACGCACTTAAAGATGGGGATAGGCATCATGCCTAAACCCTCTGCAATTGACGGCCTGTCACCCGAACAGCGCGCTCAGTTTGAAACCGAGTTAATCCGGCGTAATTTTAAGGATTACACCGGTCTGGTTGAGTTCTTGGCGGCAAGCGGTCTGGAGATTTCACGCAGTTCCGCCTATCGGCACGGCTCTAAGTTACAGCGGCGGTTGCAGAATGTGCGCAATTCGACCGAAGCGGCCCGGCTAATTGCTGAGGCTGCGCCTGACGATGCGGATTTGCGCTCGGCGGCGGTGATTTCGTTGGTGCAATCCGAGCTGTTTGATGTGATGGTCACGTTGCAGGATTTAGATGAAGCGAAACCCGACGAGCGAGTGGCGCTGCTAAAAGAAGCAGCGAAGTCGGTATTGGATATGACTAAGGCCAGTGTACTGCAAAAACAATGGGCCGAAAAAGCCAATGCCAAGTTACAAGCCGCTGCGCGTGAAGCCGAGCCTATCGCCAAGAAAGCCGGGCTATCCGATACGGATTGGGCGGCGATTCGCGCTAAGTTCTTGGGCGTTGAGGTTGAAACGGCGTGAGCGAATCCGTCAGCGTAGAGCCTATCGAGGTTTCAGCCGGAGAAAAAAAGGACCTGCTCGATCTGGTCGATGAGCAGCAAGCGTTACGCGCTACCCGTAAGCTGCCACCCGAGCAAGTCCCTAAAATTCTTCTGCCGTATCAAATCCGCTGGCATTTGGATCAAGCCAATATCCGTATCGCGGAAAAGTCGCGCCGGATTGGCTGGTCGTGGGGCTGCATAGCGGCTGAAGGCGCGTTGGAAGCGGCGGCCGAGCACGGTATGAATCAGTATTATATGGGCTACAACATGGGCATGGCGGCCGAGAATATCGGCGATGCGCTGACTTTTGCCCGTGCTTATGGCATGGCGTGTTCGGCTATCGATATCAGCCGTGAACGCGAGGTGATTGGCGAGAAACGACAGGATATTACCCGGTTCCGTCTGACTTTCGCCAGCGGCCATATTTATGAGGCGTTATCGTCTTCGCCGTGGAACTGGCGGGGTCGTCAAGGCCATGCGTTGATTGATGAGGCGGCGTTTCATCGCAATTTACGCGAGGTGATTAAAGGGGCGCTGGCGTTTTTAATGTGGGGCGGCCGGGTCGATATTATTTCTACGCATAATTCCGAGGAAAATGATTTTTTCGATTTAATACGTGAGGTTAAGGCGGGCAAGCTGCCGACGTGGAGTTTGCATCATATCGATTTTGATCAAGCGATTGCCGAGGGCTTTTATCAGCGGATCTGTTTGGTGACCGGCCGGGAATGGAGCAAGGAAGCAGAGCAAAAATGGCGGGATGAGCAGTATGCCAGTTATCCGAGCCAGGAAGACGCCAACGAGGAGTTGGGTTGTATCGCTAAGCGCGGTTCCGGCGCTTATTTTACCCGGATGCTGCTTGAGCAGTGCATGATTGATGGCGTACCGGTGCTGTGCTGGTCTAAGACGGCAGCGTTTGTCACCGACGAAAATCGGCTGGAGGAAACGAAACAATGGATTAAGGATAATTTGCAGCCGGTTATCGACAATATGACGATGCACAAGACGGTTTACGGCCAGGATTTTGGCCGGTCTGGGGATTTGTCGGTAATTGATGTGCTGCAACAGCGCGATGCCGCCCGCTGGACGATGGCGTTTAAGTTGGAGTTGCATAATATCCCGTTCGATGTGCAGGCGATGATCCGGGATTATATTTTAGACAATGTGCCGAGGCTGCATCATGCGGCGTTTGATGCGCGAGGTAATGGCCAATCCCATGCCGAGGGGGCCTTGCAGTTGAAAGGCCAGGCGCGGGTATCGTGCCTGATGGCAACGACGGCGATGTATATGGAGTTTTTCCCGAAATATCATCAGTGCCTGGAACAGCGGTCGTTTTTGATTGCCAGGGATGAGGACACTATCGCGGATCATCGCCGGGTGGTGTTGGTTAAAGGCAATCCGACCATGGATAGCGGTCATGACAAGGGCAAAAACGGTCTGAAACGGCATGGCGATAGTGCTATTTCCGGGTTGATGTCGTTTATCGCCACGCTGGCCGAGGGTGGGCCGATTGAGTTTGAATCGACCGGTATTAAGCGCAGTTATTTTGTTGATCTGGTGCCGGTGAAGGATTTGATTGATGTCGAGCGCGGTACGGTGCGCGGGCTGAATGATTTTGATGGGTTTGTGTGGTGAATTGGGCCAATACGAAACTAGCTGAAGAAATGATCGCCAAGGCTGATGCTGATGGTCTGCCTAATGATCATGTGCTGCGTACTACAGCATTCTATTTCAACGAGGCCTGCCTGGGTTATTTTAGCGATCCGCAGACCTGTGATATGCGCAGATTTATAGGCTGCTGGGCTAGAGCGCGGCGGGCTTGGTGTAATTATACCGGTGAGGATTTAGTGTGATGCAAATAGGTGCTCTATTTAATCCTTATGGGTTCTGGATCGGCGCGCATTACTCGGCGTACAACAAGCGGCTTTGTATTAATGTGCTGCCGATGCTGACGGTGTGGATTGTATTTAAGGGCGGGGTAAGACCTAAATCTAATGTTAAAAATTAAGTTATGAATATCATCGATTCCAGAACCGGAAAGCCTTTTACTCCTATCCAGCCTAATTTTGATGAGGTGGCCACGACCGAAAACGGTCGGGATATTACGCTGGGCTATGTTGATAGTCTGCCGCTGTTACCCACTACCGACCCGATCCAGAAGCAACGCGGTTTTGATCTACGCGTTTATGCTGAAACCCGGCGTGATGACCAAGTTCAAACAGCTTTGCAACAGCGCAAATTGGCGTTAACCGGCAAGGAGTGGAATGTGCTGGCCGGTAGCAATAAGCGCCAGGATAAGGCTGCTGCGGACTTCATTACCGAGCAGCTGAACAATATCGACTTTGACCGGGCTAATGAAAAGATGCTGGGTACTGGGTTGTTTTATGGTCATGCGATGGCGGAATGTTTGTGGGCGCGTGATGGCAGCAATATCGCGGTGGCGGATATTAAGGTTAAGAATGTTCGGCGGTTCGGCTTTGCGCCGAATGGTGAGCTGCGTTTATTGACGTCGGCTAATCCAATGGGCGAGGCTGTGCCGGAACGCAAATTTTGGACGTTTTCGACTGGCGGTGATGATGACGATTCGCCGTATGGTTTGGGGCTGGCGCACTGGCTGTATTGGCCGACGTTTTTTAAGCGCAATGACATTAAGTTCTGGCTGATCTTTTTGGAAAAGTTCGGCATGCCGACCAGCGTGGGTAAATATCCGCCCGGGTCTTTGCAAGCCGAAAAGGAGAAGCTGTTAAATGCGCTGGCCGCTATTCAATCGGACAGCGGGGTGATTATTCCGGACGGCATGACGATTGAGCTACTGGAAGCGGCGCGGTCCGGTTCCGCCGATTATACGGCGTTGTATGACCGGATGGATGCCGCTATCAGTAAGTTGATTTTGGGCCATTCGAGCACTACGGATGCTACTGCCGGTAAGTTGGGCGGCGATAATATGGCGTCCGAGGTTAGGAACGACATCACGGCGGCGGATGCGGATTTGATTTGCTCTTCGTTTAATCGGTCCGTTGTTAAATGGCTGTGCGACTGGAATTTTCCGGGGGCGGCGCTGCCTAAAGTTTGGCGTGAGGTTGAGGAGCCGGAAGACCTGAAATCACGGGTTGATCGGGATAAGGTGATTTTTGATATGGGCTATAAGCCGACGTTGAAATATATCACTGAAACCTATGATGGGGAGTTTGAAGCGATTACGCCACCGGAACCGCCTCCGGCTGGTTTGCCTGCGCCGGATGCCAAAGGTGCACCGGATGCGGCGTTTGCTGAGACGGATGGTGCGGCCACAAATACGACTGCAGGCGGGGCATTACTCGCCGCTACTACGCTTCCTGGGCAGGGGGATAATCCTGCCCAGCAGGCTGATGTTGATCCGACGCCGGTTTCGTCGATGACTGAGCAAATGGCGGCCGAGGCCGGCAGTGCGTTTAAAGCGATGATCGAGCAAATTACGGCGCTGGTGGATCAAACTGATTCGTTAGAGGCGCTAAGCGCAAAATTAGTTGATGGTTATGGCGGTTTGGATAACTCCGAGCTGTCTAATGTGATGGCGCTGGGGTTTGCGGCAGCGGAATTGTCGGGACGGTTTGATGTACAGGAGGGGCAGTGATGGCTAAACAACCGACTATCATTATTAATGGCAATCGGCTTAATGACGCTGAAGTTCATACGCTTAGAACAGCTATCGAGATGTTTTTATCTGTTGGAAAGTCAGTGAAAACAGCCAAATCGGTTCGCAAGCATTTAATTCGCGCTGAAGAAATCAAGGCGCTTTGCGAAATGTCTATTGATGCGAGTAAGGGTGGCTGATGGGGCTAATTCTATCTCCTACCCAGCTGGCGTTCAATGCCCGTGGCGATGGTAAGTTCAGCCTGCCGTTCCAGGAGCAAATCGACTTTTTTCGACAAAAGCTGAATCTGCCGACCGAGCGTTACGATGACATATTGAAAGCTGCTCATGACCGCGCGTTTGTGGTCGCTGGCGCCACCAAGGCCGATCTGCTGAACGATCTGCGCAATGCTGTGGATAAAGCGATTGCCGATGGCAAAACCTACGCTTGGTTTCGAAAGGAATTCGAGTCGATTGTGCAAAAGCACGGCTGGAAAGGTTGGACGGGTAGCGATACTCAGGCCGGACGCGACTGGCGCACTCGGGTAATCTATAAAACCAATCTGTCAGCCAGTTATGCCGCCGGTCGCTATGCTCAGCTAACCGATCCCGATCTGCTTAAATCCAGGCCGTATTGGAAGTATGTCCATAATGATATGGTATCGCACCCGCGTCCGCTGCATGTGGAATGGTCCGGTACGGTGTTGCGTTATGACGATCCGTGGTGGCAGACGCATTTCTGCCCGAATGGCTGGGGCTGTCGCTGCGGGATTGTGGCGGTAACGGCTGATGAATATAAGGGCTTGCCTGCGCCGGATAACGGCACTTATACCTATAAAGACCGCAACGGCGGGCTGCATGTCATCCCGAAAGGGATTGATTACGGTTGGGATTATGCGCCGGGAGCAAGCCTCTCAACGCCGCTGAAGAAGATATTTGATCAAAAAATATCCAGTCTCCCGGCCGCTATTGGGGCGGACATGTGGCAGGCGATTAAACCGGCTCTGGCGATGGAAACGGCTCTGCAATGGAATAATACGCTGGATCAATGGAATAATACGCCGCAAGCCGGAAGAACGGCTGTTGTGGGTGGAATTGAGCCGTCTGTGCTGGATTGGTTGGGGACTCATAAACAGGTGACGCCTAAGACCGCTGATATTGCGATCCGTGAAGGTTTGATTCGGGGTAGCAAACAAGTCAGGCATGAAAATGCCGGTGATGGACTGACTCAAATGGAATGGCGTCAGCTGCCTTCGATTATTGGCAATCCCGATCAGGTTTTATTTGATACGCAAACGGGTAAGTTGCTTTATATCGCGGCATCGGCCGATGCGGGAACTAAGCTGGCGGTCGAGTTTGATTATATGAAGAAGGGCGAGCCGGTGACTAATATGATTGTGTCCGGATTCAGGCAGTCCAGCGAGACGATTGCCGAGAAAATACGCGGCGGCATTTATCAGGTGGTTAAGTGAGAGCGGGAGGACGGCCGTCCCTCCATTCGTCTGCCCGGATGTTCCGGACCACGACACGTGGAAGCCGAATTTCCACGCCTCGCTCTCGGTTTTAGTATAGCGCTAAATGTCTGATTGATGTGTGGTTTGTTTGACCGGTGAGTTTAAGTAATGAGGAGTCATAATGACAAGTTGGGGCGAGGTAATCTATGACGATGCTAAGGTTATGGCGGCGTTGCAGCGCCTGCACGACAAAATAGGTAATATTATGCCCGCGTTACTTGAAATTGGCGAGGCCATGACCGAATCGACCAAGCATCGCTTTGAAACTAAGGTCGGCACGAACGGGCTTTGGAAAATGAATAGTCCGGTGACGGCTAAGGCTAAAGGCCATTGGTCTCAGCTGATCGGCGGCACCGCCGGCCCGGACGGCCCCGATGGGGAATTAACCCGCGGACAGGTAACCGGCGATTTATGGGATAGTATCACCTATCAGATGAGCGGTAATTTTGCTGTGGAGATCGGTAGTCCCATGCCACAGGCTGCTATGATGCAGTTTGGCGGAACGAAGGAAGAGTTTCCGCACCTGTGGGGGGATATACCGGCCCGGGCATATTTGGGCCTGAGCGAAGAAGACGAAAGAGTAGTCCTTCGTATCATTGAGCGTCATTTAAATTTATGAAGAAAACGGTGCGACCATTAGGGACTAAGGAGGAATTTCCTAATTTATGGGGCGATATCCCCGGTCGTCCTTTTTTGGGGATTTCAGAGCAAGATAAAAGCGATATTCTGGCTATTATCCAACGTCATTTAAACGTGTAATTTTCGACGTTTTTTGTTTTCACAATGTGAAACTTAATTTATTTTTTACGTTTCGTTTTGTTCTGTTTTATTCCGTTTCATTTCATTTATCTCACAGTATCCCTCTTAAATATCTCACTCCTGTTCAATTTAGAGTTACTTTACAAAGAATCTGCTCTTGAACATTTTGATTATGAATACTGTCTTAAAGAACTTAGAAGACATTTAGATAGGCAAGATAGTCAACTTCAAGGCCTTTGTTTATTATTTTTGCATCACCCTGAAATACGTAAAGAAATTCATGCCGCAATGGATGCGTTGAAACAACTGTATCAAATTCGTTTTTTAGAAGTTATAGCGCTTGAATTTCCTAAACAACAAAGCAGTATCGATCAATCAAGCCTTTCGTCTTTAGAGCCACCAGTTGAAACCCTAGACGATTCAACGATTGAGATACCCAATAATATTTGCGGTCAATGTTATACAGACAAGAGCGATTTCTATTCTTGTAATCGAGATGATTGTTTAGAAAAAAACATTTCAGGTGTACAAGACCTTGACCCTGTCCCCTTACAGCGCTCTCCTGTCGGCTTCTCTCATAAATCTTATTCTTGCGGTTTGTGTGGAATGTACCACCGCAAAGAACAAAGTTGCATGGCCGACATGAGGCCGCGTGATTCTGAAAAGGGGTTACTGGGTTTTCATGAGTTCTACGGCCCTTCTTATCATGTTGAAGACTTCGACATTGATGAATTTGTTTTTGATTACTTGACCTCTCCTTATGTTTTAAATGGAGCAAGATCATGACTTTCTCAAATCGCCGTCGCTTAGTTCGCCTACTCTTCCTATTTTGCGAAAACGCTTTTATCCCTTTTATCCCTTTTATTATGGGTATCGTTTTGTCTTTGTTGATATGGACGCATACATTATTGGACACATTTACAACGCTTGATAAGT